GCGGTAGGCAACCAATAACCGACGCGATTAGATCACGGGCGCGGGAGATAGTCGGTACTGACATACAACGGGCGCGCGCTGCGTCGTCTGCGTATGCGTAATACGGTGGCCCAATTTGGCTAGCGCCTTGATTGCCTTGCTGTTGATATCCGTAACCTACAGCGGCTTTTACTTCCGGTTCGGCTATGCCGTAAACGGGTTTGGGGTCGCGTCGAAATAAAGCCATAGGCGCATTATGCCACAAGGTTTAGCCGTTGGGGTGGAATTGGGGCGCCCGACGCGCCCCAAAACCGATCTAATGCTAACCGTTAGAGAACGCGACAATAGGTTTAGCGTTATTGGCCGGGCGTGAAACCATCGCAACAGCGAACACCATAGCGCGGGCCATTTCGATAGGGCCACTAGATCGGGCCGATGATAAAGCTACGGTTTGCTGGTGGCGTACAAGTACTGCGCGTTCGGTTTGCTCTACTAAAGATATTTCGCCTGAATGTGCTACGCGACCTTCGACAATTAAAGCGCGTACGCCTTGCGTCCATCGGCCTAGCTCGCGGTAGCCAACAATGGCGCGGCGGCTGTCATATTCCCGAGGGCACGAGATTTCAAACGGCGGGGTAATAGTAAGAGATAACGACGGGTCGCGCATTTGTTCCGCTATGCGTTCCCACGCTGCCGCAAGGCTGTCCACGTCAAAAACAACAGTAACTAGCGACCGGTTGCCGTCCTGCACGGCGCGCACCCCGACATAGCGCGTACCGTCTAACGAAGTTTCTACGGATAATGTCCCGCCTTTAGGTATTGGGTCGGTCGTAGCGCACGACGCAAATAAACCCGGCTCGAGCCATGCGGTGCTACTGGCCACCCAAATATTCACAGAACTTCGTAAAAAGGCCGACCGGTTCGGCGCTTTAGCTTCGGCGTGTAAAACGTCAATAGTTAAACCACCACGACCAATAGACGGGTTAGCCATTTTCCATGCCTCGGGGCTCATTGGGTCAAGAGTCGCCGGGGGCGACCATTCGGCAAAATACATAGGGCCAACTTCGCCGGCGTCAATCTGCCGCAAACCCTGACCGCGCCAACGTAAAAGCGCGTGGCTGTTCTGTGTACCAGCTGTAGAAACCATAAGGCAAATAGGGTTAGTTACGGCGCGTTGCGTAGGAAGTAGCCCGGTGTCTATTGCATCTTCGGAAATATCCCAACATTCATCTATATAAAGAAATGACGCACTATAGCCGTGACCGGCTTGGGGCGTAGCTGCTCTAACGATCCACCGGTGCCCGTGTATCTCTAGTTCGTTACGGCCGTACGACCACGAAACTTTAGCGCCAAATTTCTCTTGCAAAATCGGGGCAAGATATTTAAACATAGAAACGGCTAGGTCGAGTTTGTGGGCTACAGAAATAGCGACACAACTACCGCCACGGCGCGGTGCCTCAATAGTAAGAAACCAGCCGATACAAGCTGCACCCAAAAGGCTCTTACCGTTTTGTCTCGCAACCGACAAAAGCGATACGCGGCGTAAAAAATTGTCGTCGTCATCTAAAGCGGTGATGCCATGTAAACAACGGACTTGCCACGGGTAAAGCTCTACGCCTAACACGTCCCTAGCGAAACCCAATATTTCCGTAGCTCGTGATCGGACGTCATCGGGCGTAATCGTTTCTAGTCTTGGCCGGTCGTCGCCAGTTTCGACCACGCTTAGTGGTTCTTGGGATATACGATATGGTGCGACGGGGGCAGGAAACTTTTTGGGCGTAAAGAAACTTGTTACAGGGCTTGGGTTTGCGGGGCTATTATTATTAGTTACATAACTTTCGTCGTTTGTGCGCTTGCGCTTGACCACTCTTTGTGGTTGTTCTTGGGCTGCGGCTATTGCTTCGTGTCGACCTTTACGCAACTGATTACCTAGTGTTGCGCCTCTGCTGGCATTGCATGGCTTACAGCTAGGTACCAAATTGTCGATTTGATTTGAACCACCCAATACGTACGGCACGACATGATCGGCCTCGGTGGCCATGCGTCCACAGTTCCAATGGCATAGGGGATTATCTGCTAATAGTTCTCTGCGCGCTGCTGCATACTCTTTATCTTGCGTTGTGTGTTGGCGTGGCATTGCTACCGCCCTTGCTTCGCTGCGGTTGCTCTCGAGCTGTGCGCGTTTAGGTGTTGTAAGGTTTGTTTAACGTGTCGGGTAGTCATTGGGGCCTATCGGGTTGTTTAGTTTATGAGCGAGCCTAGTACGGGTATACCTGCCCGTGTGGGTGCCACCTAGCCACACTCCCGACCTTTTGTTTATTGTCGCGGTTCACGACGCCATTAGTTACTGCTCAAGCGTCTTATACCCACGCCATGCGGTCGTAGTGTTTAGCTATGAAATGGGGCGCGCTTGTCTACCCACGCTTTCCGTGTGTTACCCGTCGCCATGCAAGCGGCGTAGGTCTATGTAGTGGCTTGGGGGCGGTCAAGGCCCCCTGCGTATCTAGCACGGCTAGGCGCGTTTACTTAGCTGTACTTCTAAGGTTTCCCTAAGATCTGTCCCGCACAGTACCACCGGTTTAAATTGTGTTTAGTCTTTGCGTATGCCCTGTAGGCATGCGATACCGATTGAGATTAGCAGCAGGTACCACGCCAATAAAGACATTAGAAACCTAAAGCCAACATAGTTAAAGCAAACGCGCAAACAGCGCATGCAGCGATACCGATAGATAGCAAAACTATTTGCAAGTTGTCTAAATTCATTACTTAGCCTTCGGTATGTTCTTTAGGCGTCCTATTTCGTCCGATGCTTCAGTAAACGTAATACCAGCGGGGGGCGCTGGTAGGCCGCGCTCTGTAAGCATTGTGTTTAATAGCCGTAGTTGTGCGTCTGTAGCTAGCCCGCGCGGTTTGTCGCTGTTGGCATGGGGAAAGTGTGGCGATGCCGGCGCTGCTGCTCGAGATCCTACGACGGCACGTTCTGTAGGTTCGTCGTTTTTAGGGTAACGCGGTCGGTATTCGCCCGGCTTCATAGGCTCTGTACTTGGGTGGTTATTGGCTTGTGCTGTACGCACCTCATTAGCTGACGCTATGCCAACGTCAATACCAAAACCCATGTAACCCAAACAGCGACCGAGCGCACTTGTCGCCCCGTTTTGTTGTTCCGACTCTTTAGTAAACGGCGTACGCCCGGGCCATACTTCCCAACAGTACGCGCGCCCCGGTAGCAAATCATCGGCCGACCGAAAGACGGTCACCGCGCATTGAATGTAAACACGTTCCCCAATGGTTATTAGCTCGGGTGCATCTTCGACTATGCGTAAATCGGGGTGTTTATGTAGCGCAAGGTTTAGGCGGTGTTTAACGTCTACATATTCGGATAGGTCAAAACTCACGCGTATACCTTTTGCCTTTATAGTCCTGTGCTAGTTCGTAGGCTTTAACGGCGTCGCCGTCGTTTAAGGCTCGGGCCAGCGTGTCGGCCCATGATCGGTAAAAACCTAAGTCGCTGGCGTATTCGCGCCATGCGTCACGGTCGGCGGTCATTACTAGCAGCTGCTCTTTGTATGGGTTATCGATGCCGGGTGAGTCGCCTACCCATTCAATTTTACGCGGTACGCCGTCGTAGCTGTCGCTCATCGGTAAAACTTGTCGCGGTTGTTGCGTAGTTCTTCGCGTTCTATTTCGCGTTGCATACGTCGCATGGCTGCCCATGCGCTGTGCATTGTCCAGCCAAAGAACACGGCCCAAAAGAACTGCCAGTTACTCATTCTGCAACCACCCATACAGTAGCCATAGCGCCCGTAGTTGTTTCGCGGCGGCGTCCCGAGTCGGTTAGCCAACCTTCGGCGGCTAGGTCGCATATTCGGGCCGACACGCTGTTAAACGGCAGGCTTATTAGCTGGCGGGTTTCGTCTGCTGTAAGGCCGTTGGGGGTGTCTTTAATAATGTTGTAAATCCGTACACGCGCTGCGCCTGATTTGCCGAGCGCACGACGGGCGGCGTCTTGGCTTACGGGGTTTTTACCCGGCACCGTTTTATTGGCGTCTAGCGCTGGCCGTTCTGCCCTATAGCGCTCTATAGCGTTGCGCATAGCTTCGGCTGTATCTTTGGCTTCGGCTGGCATGTCTATTACGATGCGGTCAAATAGTGACAGTTGAGCGCTCATAGTCCCGCCTCGTTAATGCGGCGCTCGAGATCCATAGCGAACACGTCGAGATTATTAGCAGCTGCTAAAAGGTCGGCTACTAGCTGGCCGTCGTCGAAAGCGTGGGTTTGTGCGTGCTTGCGTAGGTCACGGGCTAAGAGTGTTAGCGGTTTGTATTGGCTAGCAATTTGCCAGCCCGGTTTATGGTTTGTCATTAGTCGGGTTACCTCTCGTCGGGAATGGTGAAGTTACCATAACAGATTATGAATAAAGCGTGTGTCATTTGCCCGATGTTGCGCGCCAGTTGTTTAAGCCTTTGCCGTTGCTGTATAAAACGGACGCTACTTTAAGGTTGCACCCAAGCGTTAATAGGGCTTTAGCGTATTGCGCTCGAGTTACGTCGCATGTGTTCATGGTTACGGTTTTCCAGCTGCTATTAACCTGTAGCGCCCCGAGGTCTCTAGAACCGTTACGACGGACTACGGAACGGCTAGCGGGGTTGCATCGCGACTCGCGCCACATAATCGGGCCAAAGATTTTAGGGGGCAGGCCGTGTGCCTTTAGTTGCTTGTGGTATTGCGGGCAATCTTTAACCGGTGCGGCGGTTGCTCGAGCTGGCACCGCAAACGTACATAGCAATAGTGGTAATAAAAGTATTTTGGGCATGGTATTAGCCTTTCGTCGGGTGTTAAAAACCCTAGCGAATAGGGCTACCGATGTGGGGGCAATGCCTTAAAACCCTTACGGCTTAGGCAAACTACGCCACGCCGCCTCAAATTTGGCAGCGTCGGCGGCCATTTCTTTAGACAGTTCTATATGAAACCAGCGGGGCGAGCCTTGATAACTGCCGGCGTTGTCGGTGGCTGTGAATATCTTTACTCCGCGCTTGCCCTCACCGCGCGAACAGCGCCAGCCGCAACCGTAGTCACCGTAGGCGTACCAATGAACCTCAACTAAACCGAGACGCTCGGAATGTTGCACGGTCTTACCGTCAATAATTGAACTGCCTAGCAGCCAATCCCATATAGCGCGTGCTTGTGTTTCGTCTTTATATTGGGCGTCGAGCGCCGCCCCCGTCGCGTGTACGGATAGCTGCGGGGGGTTAGATCCGTTTTTCATATTGCGCACTACATAGGTGCCTAACGATTTTGCGCCCCATCGTTTAGCCATAAGATCTAGCAGCTTGCGTATGCCGGGTGTTTCTTTGCCGCCGTCGTACGCGGGGTAGTACGGGTACGGTCTAACGGTCATGGTGCTGGTGGCTCTTTAGGGCCATTCTTCAAACCATTACCAGCCAAGACGCCCAAGAGCCCGCCAGTAAGGGTGGCGAGCATTGGCGACAGTACAGACCATGCAGCGTCATCATTAGGGGAGACTTCAAGCGGTTGGGTTACAAACAAAAGGCCGTATAGCAATGCCAAGATTGAAGCAAGAAATGCGAGTGTTAAGCCGATGGCTACGACAAAAATGAGTCGTGCTTTTATTTCTTCGTTTGTGTGTCTGTTGTCTGGTTTCATACGCACTTTCCGCCTGTCCCGTATGCGGGGGCTGCTGTTGTTGGGGTGATTGTTTCGGTTACGCCTCGTAGGGCTTTGTTTTTGGTTGGTGGGCAGTTAAGGCGTTCACGATCAGCACAGCCTGTAAGGGCTATAAGGGTGGCGCTAATCAGCAGTAGGCGTTTCATCTGTTTATGCTTTTCGGTATCCATAGACAGTTACTGTGCCTGTGACATTGCCCGTGTCAATTAAGAAACTTAATGAGTCATAACTAATCGTTGTGTTTGCCACCGAATTAACAGAGGTGCCTTTAAGAATGTTTGTGGAATGCCCTGTTAAATACTTTGCCCTAGACAGATACGGAAAATGTAAATCTAGCGTAAACATCATATTCGGAAAAGCTGAAGCAAAAGAATCAAGAAGCGGAGTAGTGCTAGCGTCTGTAGATGTTCTTGTGATTGCGGTACCTCCTCTGTCAATTCCGCTAGAAAATGTGTTCCAATAAGTGCCTGTTGAATCTGTGCCCGCTGATCTCAAAGTCAAAGAATAAGTAACAGCACCTGCAGCACTTTGAGCGGTTGTATTAAACAAAATGCGGTAAGAATCAAAAGTGGCTGTAAAAGTGTTATTTGGAAGCGACACCCGAGTAGAAGCCGTTGTAAAGGTAGTTGTGCTTATGTAAACCAGCCCTGAGTTAGCCAAATAGGTATTGGTGTCGGCAGCCGTCAGCACCTCACCCGTAGTAAAAGTTTTTATAGCCATAGTTAAAATCCTAACTTATTGTTGTCTAGTTTGCCGTAGATAGCATCGTCTAGAATGAGATACGCGTTGGTGTCCTGCCCGGACATGTAAACGGTACAGCGGGTTTGGTTTGGTGTGGCGCTAATTGAGACACCTTCCAAAATGGTATTAAAGGTTTGGCCCCTAAAGTAGATCCGCCCAAAACAGTTAATAGCGCTGGTTATGACTTGAATAACGTCGGTGTTAAAAAGCCCGGTACTTACGTTGGTTTGCTCAACATCGGTAAAAGTGATGGACGCTAGCGTTTGGTCTTTTGATTGAAAGTTGTTTAACACCCATAGCGCATGGTCGGCGGCTTGAGCTGTTGAATAGTCTATTGTGTCTTTGTTTTGGCCGTAAATTGGCGTTGTGCCTAGTGTGGCGGTTTGTGCTGCTACAGCTGCCGGGGTGATAGTAACCGACGTG